CCGTGTTTACTGTAGGCCTCAGCTGACAGCACCTGATAGAAGCTGTTGGTAGGCGTATAAACAATACGCTTCTGGGAAGCCAGAATTTTTACACGGCGATTCAGCGCAGGACACATACGCACCATATCAGCAGCCACGTCAAAAACGATGGTTGCCTGCTGGCGGTCAGCTGCACAGCCATAGACCTCGGCACGTTCTTCACCGTCGCCGCAGGTGAGCAGAAGGGCCACCGCAGCAGCAAGCTCGGACTTGCCCATCTTCTTGGGAATTTCGACATACGCTGTCGTAAATTGTCGATAACCGTTTGGTTTGATGGTGCCGAAGATATCTCGAATAATACGTTCCTGCCAGTCAATCAGCTCAAAAGGCTTACCGGCCCACGTGCCTTTGGTGTGACACAGGCATTCTATAAAATTGACTGCGTAATCCGCCAGAGCTTTATTGTAGGTGGAGTCCGCAGCCATAAATTTGGTTGGTGTGTAGTTTTCCAGTTTTCGCAATTGCCGCTTCCTCCTTTCAAAAGGGCATAAAAAATACAGCCCGTCGGCTGCACTACGAGAGAAAGAGCCATCCGGCTCAATCCCTGCTATATTGGGTTTTTAGTAGTTGTTGCTATGAAGCAGAAGCTCTACGGCAAGCTCGGTATCCGGGTCAGTGGGCTTTATATCCCAGCCTCTATCATAATTGCATACGATTTTGCCGTTACGCTTGAGCATCAGCTTGCTGACCTTGCCGCCGTTGATGCCGTACTGCGATGGGACTTCGTATACCTTCATCCAGTAATGGAAGATGCTGTCGTAGACCTTAAGTGCGCCTTCTTTCCACATATGCGTATCCTCCTTACTGGCGAGTCATGCGGATCGCCGGGATTCTGGCTCTCTTATTGGTCTGCCAGTCGGTGTAGTTTGCGTTCACCTCGGTAATGCCTGCCATCTTGAAGCCGTGCTTGTCGAAGGCTGCGAGGGTAGGAATGAGGCTGGAAAAGGTGCTGCTGATGGTAAATTCGGTGATGCCGTTTTCCTGCATGCACTCGGCGATGGCATCGATGTCCTCGTCCCAGATGACTTCGTTGAAATCAATCAGGTCGTTTTCTGCGTCGATGCTCTTGCGGTAGGCCCAGAACATGGTGCCGTTGATACCGTAATCCTTCAGGCTTCCGGCCTGCTCTGCGATGGCTCTTTCAAAAAGTTCAATTTTCTTCATGGTGTTGTTCCTCCGTAAAATGTGTTTTTCCTTTCGGTAGTACACATATTCGCTCTAAAAGCACATAATAGCAAGTCATTTCTGCGATATAGATCGTAGAATACTGCACGATGTTTTACTGCAGAATTTGTGTATATTATGGCTTGCTGAGTACGGCCATTAGGAGCTTCATGCCAAGTCGAAATCCGTTCTTAAAGCTCTCGCTGGTGAGGAGCATTTCCATGTCAGCCCGGATGGAGATGTACTGGTCGAGAAGTTCTTTTGTATCATCATCCAGTCTGGCCTCAAGGACGTCGCTGAGCTGACCCATCTTCTGATTCAGCTGGCGAAATTCTTCAATATTAGTGGGACGTTCTTCCCAAGGATCGATTTTGCCGTAAAAAAGGTCGTCAAGAATATTATCGTTCATGTTCTTTTGCCACCTTTCGACAAACATCGACGCCGTAGACCACATTCAGGCCAGAGCCGTTGTCCCAATGTACCATGATGGAGCCGGTGTCATCCACGCCCCAGACGGTACCAAGCGTACCCACCGGAGGAGCCTGCGCATCGTCCATCTGGACCAGCTCCACACGGGTACCGGCAGGATACTGGCTGCGGATGTGTTCGACCACTTCTTTATTCGGAAATCTCATCGCAGGCCACCTCCTTCTTAGCGCCGCTTTTGAAAGCGGAAGATCCGGTCAGATTCTTCAGGAGAATCTTGCGTTCAGTTTTGTATTCCGCACCGATGAAGCCGAGGCGCAGGAGGAAGCAGCGGAATGCGTACTTGTCATTGTCCACCGGCTTTTCCGTTGCGCTGGAGCGCTTCATGTTTCGGGCCATTTCGCAGAGCTTGCAGATGAAGGTATCGTAGGCCTTCACGCTGTCGGCATCCGGCTGGCCGGGAAACCAAGGGAAGGAAACCTTTGTGTCGGTAATCTCCAGTGGCAGGTCATCCGTACCCAGCGCCTTGCAAATCAGGCTACGCTTTGCAGCGATGATGTTTTTCAGGTTTTCCAAGTTGGCATCGGTGAAAAGGCTGCGAGGCACGGAAATGCAGATGCCGGTGATTTCATCTTCCGAGGAATACTCGGCAGTTGCTTCAGGGACCTCGATGCCTTCCGGCTGGTAGCCAGCGCTCTCCAGAGTGTCTTTCAGTTGCTGCAGGGTTTCTACATCCAAGCCATCAGGCACTTCCAGATTGCCTTCTCTGGTAACGGTGTAGTCACCAATTTTGTAGGCGTAGGTAGGTGTCTTCATGTAGACAGCCTTTTCGCCGGTCAGTTCGCTGATGGCCTTGACCAGAGGCTTGCGGTCGGTTGCGTTCAAAGTAATGTTCATAGGGAAATCCTCCTTTAAATTTGGTACTACATATATCACTCTAAAGGCACAAAATAGCAAGTCATATTTGAGATATAAATGTACCAAATAGGAGCCGGTGTTTTTGTAGTTATTTGAACTTCATGTCAAGGTAAGGTGTGACCTCCGGGAAGCGCTGCTCAAAGTCTGCAAGATAACGATAGCAAGCGCTGCCGGTGCCGTTGGCGATGGCAAATTCACGCAGGCTTTTCTTCTTAAAAAAGCTGGGCTGATTGCACCAGCGGGCAAGTGTCACATACATGCCACGGTAGGGACTTTCCGTATATCGGGCAAAGCGCATCACGTATGGCAGGCAGCGGTTTCGCATCAGAATTTCAATGCGGAACAGCAGGTCGAAAATATCCTGCTGCCAGAAATCATCGTCCCAGCGGTCGTTGCGGTCAAAACCACAGAAGCAGTAGAACTTCATAACTGCATCCGTATAGTTTCGGGCCAGCTGGATTTTTTCTTCGATGAGCTTTGCGTCGGCTACATTATCAAAGGCAAAAATGTAATCGCCATCGTATTTGCTGGAAAAGAGTGCCGCACATTTTTCACCGGTCAGCAGGCGTTCATCCAATCCCTGCTTAAACTGAAACGGTTTGTTTTGCTGCTTCAGTTCACTCAGAAGCTCACGCCATTTCGGACAGCCGAAGAAGTTATCATCCAACAGACAGATTTTCGGTCTTGCCGGATCGTAAAATTCAGTCAGCGGACTGTGGACGTATACCCTGTCGTAGTTTTTATTGACGCAGAAGTCGCATTTTCGGAAACAGCCACGGGTCAGAAAGCCAATGGAATAATCGGTGTAGTAGGCAAAGTCACGAGGCTTGCCGCCAGCACGGATTTTTTCGGATACCCACTCGTCGTAGAGATGATAGTCTGGCATCTGATGTTCGATGGCAGCAGAAAGGCACGGAGCTTTATCGTAATAAAAGCCCGTGCCTCCATAGCTAACATTCTTCAATTCCAAAACTTCATCCGGGACCGGAGTATCGGTAAAAACCTTTGATAGGTAGACCGCATCATAATCAGCAAGACCGCTGTAATCGGTTTTCAGTTCCACCGTATCCCCAGCTGCCTTGTGATGCGCTGATATTTTCATACAGGCCAGATTGGGAAAACGGTGTCGCTTTCTTCCAATCAGGTCTGCATCAATGATCGCTATCTTCATGGGCGACCTCATCATAGCTGTAGGTCAAACCATCACGGACCACAGTAACACCGGCAGCGGAGCCGACCTGTTCGATGTAGCGCTTTACGATCACATCGCAGAACTTTTCGTCCAGCTCAATGGTATAGCAGATGCGGTTTGTCTGCTGGCAGGCAATCAGCGTGGAGCCACTGCCGCCAAACGGGTCAAGCACCAGCGAGTTTGCCATGCTGGAGTTCATGATAGGATATGCCAGAAGTGGGATAGGCTTCATGGTAGGATGATCGCCGTTCTTCTTAGGCTTATCAAATTCCCAGATGGTGGTTTCCTTGCGGCCTGTGTACCACTGATGTTTTCCGGCTTTCTTCCAGCCAAACAACACAGGCTCATGCTGCCACTGATAAGGGCTGCGGCCCAGCACCAGAGATTGCTTCTTCCAGATGCAGGTGCCGGATAAATAAAATCCCGCATCGGCAAACGCCCTGCGGAAATTCAATCCTTCAGTATCTGCATGGAAAACATAAATGGAAGCGTCATCAGCCATAGCAGAGTGCATCTGCGTGTAGGCATCCAGCAAGAACTGGTAAAAGGCGCTGTTTTCCATATTGTCGTTTTTGATTTTACCGGCGCTGCCTTCGTAGTTCACATTGTACGGAGGGTCCGTCACCACAAGGTTTGCCACCTTGCCATTCATCAGAAGGTCGTAGGTTTCGGCCTTGGTGGAGTCGCCGCAGACCAGACGGTGATCGCCCAGCTGCCACAGGTCACCGGACTTGGAGAAGGTCGGCTGCTGCAGTTCTGCTTCTACATCGAAATCGTCATCGTGGACGCCTTTCTTGGTATCCTCACGGAACAGGGCCTCCAGCTCCGCAGGCTCAAAGCCGGTGAGCGAAACATCGAAGTCGGTGCCTTGCAGGTCAGCGATGAGCAGAGCCAGCTTGTCGTTGTCCCATTCGCCGCTGATTTTATTGAGTGCCACATTCAGCGCTTTTTCTTTCTCCTCAGAAAGTTCCACGACCACGCAGTCCACTTCGGTCATGCCTATATCAATAAGGACCTTCAATCGCTGGTGACCACCAACGACACGGCCAGTGGTCTTGTTCCAGATGACCGGCTCCACATAGCCGAACTGCTCGATGGAGCGTTTCAGCTTTTCATATTCTTTGTCGCCGGGTTTCAGATCCTTACGAGGGTTATAGTCAGCAGGCAGAAGATCGGCTGTGTTTTTCTTCTCAATCAGCATATTTCTTCACCGCCTTTTCCAGCTCCTTGGTCTTGTCTACATTCTCCCAAGTGCCTTTATATCCATTGAAGTGGCCGTAGGCAGTGGTCTCGGAGAAGTAGGGACTGCGCAGGTGTAACAGAGAAATGATAGCAGCGGGACGCAGGTCAAAGACCTCCATCACAGCTTTGCGGATGATTTCTACATCGACCTTTTCTGTACCGAAGGTATCGATCTCCACGGCAGTGGGTTCGGCCTTACCGATAGCATAAGAGATCGCCACCTGACATCTGTCGGCCAGCCATGCGCCTACGATATTACGGGCAACGACTCTGGCCATGTAAGCGCCGGAGCGGTCAACCTTAGTAGCGTCCTTGCCAGAGAAGGCACCGCCGCCATGAGCAGCCAGACCACCGTAGGTATCCACCATGATTTTTCTGCCGGTCAAGCCGGTATCGGCAGCAGGGCCACCTTCCACAAAGCGACCGGAAGGATTGATGAGGATTTCCGTTTCCTTCGGGAAGTGGTAGCGACTGAGCAGAGGATAGATGATTTCGGTGATAATTTCACGGCGAAGCTCATCCAGACTTTTGCTTTCCTTATGCTGCACAGAAACGATGATGTTTTTTGCGCTGACAGGTTTGCCATCGTGGTATTCGATAGTTACCTGCGCTTTCCCGTCAGGACCGATATCACGAATGGTACCATCGTGCATGGCATCATCCAGACGCTTGCACAGGTCATTGACGAACAGAACGGGAGTGGGCATTTTGGCCCATGTTTCATTGGTGGCATAACCATAAACAGTGCCTTGGTCACCGGCACCGACGGAAGCGAAGATATCGTCGCTATCCACATCACGAGTTTCCAGCGCCTTGTTTACGCCACCGGCGATGTCAGCGCTCTGACGATGCACATACACAAACACGATAAATTTCAGCGGGTTATATCCGACCTTGGCAAGAGTCTGACGGACCACCAAGCGGATGTCGATTTTCTTGGCGCAGGTGATTTCACCGCACACAAAGATTTTCCCTTTGGTCGCCATGACTTCACAGGCCACACGGGAATTGCGGTCCTTTTTCAGACATTCGTCCAGAATGGCGTCGGCGATCAGGTCACAAAGTTTGTCCGGGTGTCCAGCGCAGACACTCTCGGCAGTTTTATAAGAAATGTTCATAATCAAAGTCCTTTCCTTGCCATC